TCAAACTCAAGCTGCGAATCGTTCATTACTTGTGTCATATGCTTCCTTACATGTGCAGAATGTCTTCTGGGTCCTTAACACGGGCCAGAATTTCGTCATCATTGAGAATACGGATCTCTCCGCCATCAATGCCCATACGTGCGCCAGCGTACCGACCAAAAATGATCCAATCGCCTTCTTTACACCAAGGACCGTCCGGAAACTTGTCGGTGTCTTTGTAAGCGAGTGGGCCAACGGCCAAAACGTATGCGCAAGTGGTAGTGAGTTGCTGTCGTTCCAAGGTTTCTTCGGCTAATTCAATGCCGCCCTTGGTTTTCTTAGCGCCTCTGTAGGGCAAAACAACAATCCGCCAACCTGTGGGCTGTGGAAGGTGTTCCCTGATGTTTTCGATGCGTTGCTCTTCTTCTGCCTCTTCAATCTTGGCAGCCTCAGCAAGAGCGGCTTCAAAGGCGGCTTTTTCAACCGCTTCCTCAGCCCATCGCTTCTCTAATGCAGTCATTTCCATCTGTTTGGTCCTTTATAGATCAGAGTTCTTGTTCAAGACATCCTGTATGGCTTCCTGAACAAACGCATAACCCTCTAACCGGCCCATCAAATGTTTGTACTGCTCCATCGATTTGACATTGCCGCTGCTAACGAAGTCTTTAGTTTCGTTTTCAAGCCTGCGAATGGCAAATATGACTTTCTCTGCAAATTCAAGCATGGATAACTCCAATGAAGCAGACAGATAGACCCCTGTCCGAAGGTTACGTGGCTATTATGCACACTTTTACGCTAATTTTACCTTTTTGAATGCATCTTTTCGGTAAACATACGTTACGCGTGGGTCATTTTGTGGTGTTTTTACACTTTTTGGTGACCCAGACATCTCTTTAGGCTCTTTTTTAGCCTTTTTTGTTGCTTTGGTTTGCATTTTTTGCTCCTTGTTGGGCATTTCGTATGGCATCTTGAGAATTCTTCTGTGCAGCAGCCTGTTGTTGCAGTGCTAAACGTGCAGTATCAAACTGAACGTCCGCCTGTTCCTTCTGTTGATCAAGGCCAAGGCGCTGTTGGTCCATCTGCAGCTTCGCTTGATCGCGTTGAGCGCTCTGTCCAAGCTCTTGTTTCTTCAATTCAACCAGCGGATCAGTCTGTGGGCCCATCAATTGGTTCTGCAAAGCCTTGACCTCTTGGAAACCTTGCGCAACTTTGATTGCAATCATCGCCTCACGCTGCAAAGATGAGATAAGTTGGTCAGGATCTGTGCCGTACTGCTGGAACAACTCCGCTTCCACCTCTTCTTCCGCTTTCAAACGGATGTGATCAAAGATGTGCTTCTGCAGAGTAACCGCCACGTTAGGCATACCCTGCATCATCGGGCTCATACCAAATAAGATATGGGTCAGGATGTGTGCATCGTGCTGCTGGCCGGCAAAAGCTTTGAGTGGTGAGCCATCAAGCGCCTGTGCATTCTCGCTTGCAGGATCCTTTGGCTTATCCACTTGCTGTGTGTTCAAAATGGTGTCGATATCACGCACACCAATGGCTTCATACATGCGGCGATAGGCCTCATACATGTTGTGCATCTGCGGTGCGCTCTGAGCCAGTTGCAATTGCGTCTGCGCCATCGTGATACGCTGGGCAACAGAGAAGATATTAGGGTCAGAGACAGGCAAAACATCGATGCGGTCATCAAAGTCACGTGCCTTGATCCTGCGGCTCTCCCCGGGCACATCGTATGGGTACTCAGCAGGCAAGTAATCTGCAAAACCCTTGGCCAGCAATTGAAATTCCATGCGCTGGCTGTAATGCAAACGTTTGTGAATAGCCGACATCACCGCACTGCCTTTTTCAAGCAACGCAATCGTCGTTCCTACCGCAGCATTCTGGTTGCTATCACCAACTTGCATGTCAGTAATGCTTGCCAAACGGCGACCAGCATCTACGCAGAAACCAAGCAATGCAAACAACGTCTGGCTTGGCTCTTTGTACGGTAATGGCAACAAGGATGCAGACAACTCAGCACCACCAGCGTCCATGTCTCGGAACTCACCGGGCGACAAAGGTGTATCGTCGTTTGCAATGCGCGCACCCTTGGCTTTAAAGCCTGCAGGCAGGTTAGCCAGCGTTCCAGCGTCTACCAATTGCTGCAGTGCAGATGTTGCTGTTTTTGTCAGGCCACCAACCAAGTGCAAGAAGCCCAAGCCATACGCTCCGGGGCCTTGGACCAGCAAGTAATGCACATAATACTGCTTGCGCGCAAACAGAGGATCGCCCTCTTTCCAGTTACGGCGCACACCAACAACAGATTGAGAGATTTCGTCAATTGTGACAATGTAAGGCAGCTTAATTCCTGTCTCTTCGCCGTCTTCATCCTTGTGCTCAAAGCCGCGGATGTCCAGATCAACCAAGAACTCCAACAAACAGATCTCTTCTTCCACACCAGTAGGATCAACACCCGTAGTGCGGTCTGTTTCCTTCTTAATAATGCTCTGGCCAGTCTCTGCCGCAGTCGTCATCTGCGCTGTATCCAAGTACTGACCACGGATTACTGCTTTGCGGTAATCGTTGGTGGACATCGGAACGCGGTGCGTGATCCGCTGGCATTCGCTCATCACCGATGAACCGGTGTAAGGGATATAAAGGTTATCTGGCAGCACCAAAGCGCTTACCATGCGACCCTTGGTCTCGTCGTAATAGACTTTCTTGAATGCCGAGCCGCCAAAGCCCACATAAAACAACAACTGATCAAAGTCAGGTGTGTACTCTTCCATCACTGTCGTGATTTGGTAGTTCATGAAGTCACGCACGCGGTCCGCTTGCATCAACTTCTCACGTGTCTCTTTGCCCAGCACTTGCGTGCGCACAGGACCGCCCGCGGGCATCAATTCCTTAAGCGCTTGGGCTTGGAACTGAACAATACTTTCTGTCAACAGAGGGTGCTGCACGCCGCACGCGCCCTTGAATGGCTTGGTACGCTCTTCAAACGTAAAGCCCAGCATCTTCATGCCCTTGCTGTACTGCTCTTCCCACTCCTTGCGTGAAGATTTGTCAGCATCAAACAACGACATCAAGTCAGACGAGATAAGTTGCAAGACATCAGGCTCAATGATCTCGGCCAAGTTGCTATCATAAGCAACATCATCGTCTTCTGCGCCAATGTTTACAACAACTTCACCTGTTTCTGTATCAAACTCAATGTCAATATCCGAGGGCAACTCATCTTCCATCTCAATGGCGACATCGCCCTCAGGCAAGTCGTCGATTGTCATGTTCTTTTCAATTGGCATGTTGTGTCCTTACAGATATCTGCGGTTATCGTTGGGTTGGCGCTCGATCATACCGCCAAGGGCCTTTTCTTTGGGGAGTCCAAATAAATTCATTTGGATTCGGCGTGCTAAGGTTTCTTTTGGACCGACAAGTAGTTGCATAGCTTGCTCCAGCGAATTAGCAACCGCATCTTCGTTCCCTGTCATAAACCGAGATCCATTGTTTAGATCAACTGCTTTGTCCCTGACTGCCCTGAAGCCGTTCTCCTCACTACCATATTTGTTTTCCAACATTCTTCTTTGTTGAACAGTGGGGTTAAACAAATCTAACAGTTGCATTGGGTATTCAGGCAATTGCGTCATACGCAGTCCTTTTAAGTCATCCACATAATCAAGGCCGCCGTATGTTTTGTCAAGGTACTGAACGTATTGTTGAATTGCAGGGAGCGCCGGATTGTTTGCAAAGTCTTTTGTGTTTCCTTTTTCTTTTACCTCAGTAATAGAAAAACGCTTTGTATCATAGGATGGGCCAGAATCAGCAATAGCAAACTGGGCAACAGGGCGCGCTTGTTTGCCTTCTCCCGTTACTATCACATGCAGTCGACTAAACCCAGAGGCATAGGCTTCAGCGTTTGGTGTGTACCTTGTGCACCACCCACCATCGCATCCCACATCAATGACTAATTGTTTGGCTTCTGGGTTTTTCTTAATATCAGGCAATGCAACACCTAAAAACTTACCTTTTTGTAACTCCGCTCTTGGAAACGCAGGATCTGCACGAAGAGCCGTAGTGGCCATTTTCTGTCTAGTCTCGTTTTGCCAGTTTGTATACCGAGCCATCCGATTAGACGCTGCTGCAACGTTTAATTTTGACAATGTATCGTCTGGTAGCAAAAATTCTGAAGGTATTTTAACGGCAGGCTGGCCGTATGCTCCATACTTTCCGTCTGATTGACGAACTTCTAGCATCTTGTCGCGCAACTCATCTAACTTTAAATTCTGTGCAATGCCGGGCGCATAATCCGTTACCCGTGCTTCGGGCTGAGTTTCTACAAGATTGCGCATGCTTGCAGGCACCCTGTTTGGTGTTAAATCTTCCAGTCTTTCCGGATACGCAGAAATATCTGTAATGTCCTCTATGCGTTGTCCGTATGGTGTTGTTGCCATATTAGACTTACCAAACCCTTCCGCTTGACGCATGTACTCTAAATCAGATTGTCTACGGCCTAGGAAATGTTTAAGTGCTTGATCTTCTGCCGAATCAGAGAATTCTTTAGGGGCAAGATGCAGCATCTTGTTCTCTTCTGCAGCCCTGACCAATTGATCCTGAGGCGTTGCAAAGTCTGAACGAAGATAACGAGTAACCGTTTTTGAAAACCAATCGCTCAAGGATTTATCTGTTAATTCTAAAGGTTTTTTTCCGCTGCCTATTACTCCCTTAACAAGGAATTCTGCTTCATCAACATTAGACAAAAACGGAAGTCCTGACATAGCAACCGGTGTGCCCTTATTGCGAACGGCATACGAAGCACCGGGAACTGCTAGGTTCTGGTTGTATTGCTGGAAGTCTTGGGCCAACATCTTAGCTGCTTCGCCCGTCTTTCCTGCTGCCTGCACACCCGCACGTGTAACACCGGCAGGATTGACAAGGTTACTGCCTAGATCACCAGCGCCGTAGAAACCGGCTAAGGTCGGATCGGTAGATGGGGTAAACCCTAGGCCCTTGCTACGCAGTCCTTCTTTAATGTACTCACTGCCCATGAACGGCTTCTCAACACCACCGCCATACACGTTGGCAATCATGTTGGAGATGTCCATCGGCGCACCCAGAATATTCTGGGGTACGTTGGTCATGCCTTTAAGAAACTCTATCTGCCCCTGACCAGACTGCAACGCCTGCGAAACAGGGCCTGCTTTGCGACCAATACCCGACTTCTGTGCAATAAAAGCAGCATTGCTTGCCGCTTCACGCTCTGCTGATTCTTGAGCCGCGATCCGTTCTATCTGTTGCGGGGTCAAACGCGGCGCTATTTCACCCCCTTCAGGGCTACCGTCTGCACGCCGGACAGGCTTGTTGTACGGATAAAAATTATCACCTAATAAGTGCTTATGCAAGAACTGCGTAACGGGGTTATCCCTGTACACATATGCAGGTTGAGGCGTGCTAGGTGGTAGATCACGTGCATCTAATCGTGTTTGACGTGGACCAGTCAATGCATCAAAAACAGACATTACTCGCGTATTTGGAAACAACTTCTTCATCTCCGGATCACGCGTCAAGGACTTTCCTGTAATCTGCTCTAACGCAGACAAGGTTGCCAACTGCTCATCAAACAACGCGGATGTGTCACCCTGTTGTTTTTTTACAGCTGCCAGCGTTTCTGGCTGGAAATAAGCATTGTTTAAAGGACGACCAAAGAATTTCTCCAATTTTTCCTTGTTTTCCACCATGTTTTTGGTGAAATCTGACATCTGCCTCCAATCACCCAGCATGTAATACGCTTTGTAATTGTTGTCCACCATTTTTATTTTTGGACGACCAAGCGGATCACCGCCCCTAAAGCCAAGGCTGTGCTCCAACTCATGCAGCTTAGTCTCTTCATCTCTTTGTGGAGATAATTTTCTTTGAATATTTAAAACATCTGGAGCATCTGAACTAACATGCCCCAATGTACCGCCCCCTTCCGGGAAATACGAAATCTTTGCACCCGGATTCAATGCCTTTATGTAAGCGTCTAATTCCTTTGCACTGCGAGTAGCAGGAGGTGGGGGAGGCACGGGCAAACTTCCATATTTTGGTTGTTGTTGCGTAGAGAATTTTATCTCTTCGCCTTCCATGTTTACTTCTCCGCCGTCCGCGTAACGTCCAAATTTTCTAAAGAACGCCGGAATCTTGGCCAAACCTGTTGGTCCTTTGTCCACGTTCCTCTGAGCAAGGTCCATCAGAATACGGAACTCCGTTGCAGCAGTAGCATCCACGTGCCGCGGCGCGCGGTCCTGAATGTTTGGACCAGCATATGCACCTATACCATGCGCTGCAACTTCTTTTGGCTCAGACCTGTAGTACCGATTGTCCAATTCAAACTCTGGGTAGCGCTTACGCAAAAGTTGTGTGCGGTTACGCCCCTCGGGCCCAACCATTTTTTCGTAGGCTTCAGTAAATTGATTGCTGTTGCCAAACATTCCTTGCTCAATTGCTTGCTGCCTTAGCTGCCTGTCTGCAGCATGCGTTACTTCATGCGCCAATACCGAAGGAACAAGGGCCTTGGCCGTGTCTTTATTAATCTTTATCGTGCCACTGCCAATGTTCAGGTTGTCAGAAGTAAATATGCCATTGGTTCCGCCGGGCATGTAGCCGCCTATCTTTACGCTGGGCATTTCTCCCCGCGATTCCAGATACTTCTCAAGCTCTTGGTAAGCCTCGCCCTTGCGTGCGGTTTCCTTTGCTTCGGTTACCTCACCACCATCCTTCATCATCACAGGCGTAACGCTTAAATCAAGAGAAGCTAATTTATTGACAGGCTTGTAGTTGGCAAAGAACTCTTCTGTCTCCGTGCTCTTGTTCTCGTTGTATACCCGATCATCCTCTTCGTCCTGCGCATCAGCCAAAGCCGCTAAAGCAAAAGCAGCCTGATAGCTTGCCGGCATGCCCTTTATGTCCACCTTTGCCATCGTTGCTTTGGCTGGTGTTGGCTGGGCTTCGGCCATTGGAGGCAGGGACGGCGGCAGAGGCTCCCGCTCTTTTTTCGCTACATTTGTTTCACGTGAAACATCCTTGCCAAGAAGCCCTTTGACGCGCTGAACATATGTCCTTGTTTCCGCCGGCAAAGCCTCTGGCTTTGCACCAGAAGCTAACCATTTATCGGTAGCGCCGGGCCCCCAGTTATACGCAACCAAAGCCTTTTCTGTATCGCCGTACTTACCCAACATCGCTTGAAGGTAATCTCTTCCAACCCTTGCAATCTCATCAGGAGATTTATCTTTAGCAGGAGCTACACCAAAGCCGGGGTCAAGAATAGTCTTAGGCATGACCTGCATCTCACCAAGGGCACCCTTGGGACTGGTGGTCAGAGTTTTACCGTCTGCTGCGTACCGCTTACCACGGCTCTCCGCCTGCTTTACAGCAGCAACTATCTCTTCAAACGTCTGTTGGGCCATGGTCCGAGGTCCTTGATCAAATATTCAAGACATTTTATGCGGCATTTCAATAATACTCAACCGGTGTTGTATCCGGCTCGTCTTCTGTATCATCATCCGTTTCCAACGCAATAAAGTTACCAGCACGGAATCTCGTCCAAGCCATCACCGCAGTATCTACTTGGTCGTCATTGTTCCCATTAGGAAAAGCCGCGCATTCCTCTACAAGGTCCTCGGCCCACTCCTTACCCTCAGGATACCAGATCATGCCGGACTCTAGTAACGGAGCAACGGCATTGGCGCGGGATACCTTATCTTGGCCCGAGCGCCGCCCACCGGGAGAGAACATCGTAACAGGAATGCCCATTTTACGCAGTTCTTGTTGCAATGGTGTGCCAGTAGCTTTCGCTTCAATCAAAACATTGTCCGGCTTCCAATACATGTATTCATCTTTGGCCATGCGTTTAAGCTCTGGGAAGTCCCAACGGCCTTTGCGCACATTAAGCAGCATCAGATTTGCACCCGAGTCAGCATCAGGATAGAACACGCCCCACGTTGAGATAACAGAGAAGTCAGCCGTCTCTTTCTTCGAGTACGCCGTATCGTATACCTGAATCAGATACTCACACTCCGGTGGATCATCGTACTTCCACTTGCGCCACCAGTTACGCTTGAGGATCGCACCCTCATCATTCGTTGGTTGCTGCTGCCACTGGGCGTTCCACTTCTTCAAACCAATAGATACCTTGACCTTTTCTAACTCATCAAGGCTCCAGTAGTCGGGCCACAGGGGTTTTCCGGACGGCAAAATAGCTGGGAACTCCAGAACTTCCCACTGGTCTGACTTCAAATAGCCCTGCTGCTTAAGCAAGCGCCCCGACAGATCGTCTGTTTTCCATCTCGTATTAATGACAATAATCGCACCACCCGGTTGCAAACGCTGGCGAGGACCGGACGTGTACCACTCCCACGTGTTCTCCATCGCAGTTTCAGACACAGCATCCTGCTCGTCCAAAATATCATCCAGCACGACA